AGAAGTCATTGCGGCCTGGGGAGACCACGGCTTTAACGTGGAAGTCACGGTCTCCCCGGAAATCTCTGACACAGATTTTTGTAGCTGTTGGTTCATCCCGGCCCAGGGGCGCTACACGATGGTCCCCAAACCAGGCCGGTTCTTGACCCGCATGGGTTGGTCTATCGGGAGGACACGTACTGATATGGAGTGGCGTTCAATCGTCACTGCCTACGAGAAGTACGCAAACGTTCCCATCCTAGGGCCTTTCATTGATAGGATGAAGGTCCTGGTGGGGCCTGGCGAAAGCCGGGATCCCGCTGGTTTTGAGTATAACCTACATAGGGGGTCCGGGAATGAGTTCCCAAGCCCCGACGACTCAACCATGGAATGGTTCGCCTCCCGTTACTCAATCACGGAGGGGGATATGGCCGCTTTTGAGGCTGAAATGTCTCTGATCGATTACTATCCCCACTCGTTTGGAACCCCCTTCACCGAGCAGCTCTTAGAGAGTGATCTAGGAGTCCTACTTCAGGGAAATTTGGCTCCCTTGCTCAAGAAGACCATCAGCGTCCTGCAACAAAGAATCATGTCTGCGCCGTCGGCCCCTAGTAAGAGCCGCAAACAGCGCCGCCGTGAGAAACGCCGCGAAGAACGCGAGCGAAAAGAACGTGAGCACAAAGAGTACAACGACACCTTTGATGAAGAGCTCAAGCGGGTCCCCAAGGTTTCCCGCAAGCAGTTCTCTGAGTTTGCAAAGAAACTCGAGCCTACCAGCCGCCGAGCCGGGGAGATTGCATACCAACGTCTCCTGGTTGACCCCAAACACGCTCCCCTGGTCGGAATTCCCATGTCCATCGCCGGACTGGAGCCTTATTCTGTGAAGTTGAGGATCAAGTCCAAGATGACCTTCACTGTTGGTTCGATCTACCCCAATTCCAACAGTGCCATGGTCTCGGTCTACGACTGCTCTGGCTACGCTGGGTCTCAGAATCCCACAGCCTGGGACGGTTGGAATGACAACAAGCTCCC